GAGCAGCCGCTGCTACAAAATGAACCAGCAGTCCAAGAACTTATTGCACCATACGAAAAACTCTGTGATGATTTTATAGAAAGAGGTCAAATGGCTGAGATGAGCAAAGAAAAACCACTTAAAGAACTTATCGTCCAGATGCTTTATGCCATAAATGATGAAATCAAAAAGGACGAAGAATCCGTGCTATTTAAAGAAATACCACGAGTAGATTTTAAAGCAGCCGTAAACAACCTGGAAACTTATATTTACACCTATTTAAAAGATTATAATATTAGGATCAACTAGGTTCTAGGTAAAGTAACAGTAAATATTGTTCCTTCTCCGTAACTAGTTTTCATATGAATGGTACCCTTAAAATTTTCTACGATTTGTTTCACCATGGCAAGACCTAATCCCATACCGCTGTTTTTTGTAGTGAACTTAGGTTCAAATATTTTCTTTTCATGATCTGCAAGCACACCAGTTCCTTTATCTGATACGGTGAGATAAATCTTCTTCTCATCATGTTTAACAGAAACTACAATTTTATTTTCACGATCTGGATGACTGGCCTGGATCGCATTTTTAACCAAGTTAGTCACCACACGTATCAACTGGGTTCTATCAAATACCGCTTTCAAGGAATCGGCATCTTCTGTGTAATAAATATTAGACTCATTAAAAATATCCAGTGCCAACTGAGTAACCATACACACATCAGTTTCCTCATTTTTTTGTGCAGGCATAGTCGCATAGGTAGAAAAAGCGCTTGCTATATTGCTCATTACATCGATTTGCTCGATTAAAGAGTTGGAGTATTCATTAAGTTTTTCTTTGGACTCCGGGTCAGTTGGATCAAATCTTCTTTGAAAGCTTTGAACGGTAAGTCTCATGGGCGTGAGCGGATTTTTAATCTCGTGTGCCACTTGTTTTGCCATTTCTCTCCATGCTTGTTCCCTTTCACTGGTAGCGAGTTTTACCGCGCTCTCTTCTAGCTCATCTACCATTTTATTATAGGACTCGACGAGCGTATTAATTTCTTCTGTCCCTTTATGATCTATTTCTAATTTGCGATTGCGTTTTGATATATCCAGCTGTTTTAAATTATCAGATATACTTCTAATAGATCTGGTAATATACCTTGCTAAGAAATAACCGAGTACAATCGAAATGAAAAACATCAAGGCATAAACTAAGCCGAGTCTTTTTAAAAACTCCTCAAGTTCATAGCTCATAAAGTCGTCGTTCTCAATATAAGGAAGATTGAGAATGGCTATGTTTTTAAATTGATTATCTGTTAGATAGGAATAACTGGATCGATAACTTTGCCCATCCGTTTCAAACTTCTCTACATAACGGCCATCTTCAGAATCTCTTAATTTTTTTAAAATACGGTTAGAGATCTGAATGTGTAGGCTATCGCTTACAAATTGTGCTTTAGAACTTTTTCTGAGACGTCCTTGAAGGTCATGCATATAAATGGGCATCTCATGGACGGCACTTAATCCATAAATTTCATCTTTGAAAATATTTTTAAGGTTGTCTGTGGTGACCTCAAAATCTGTTTTTTCAATGACGTAGGATATATTTTCTTTAATCGCCTGTTCTTTACGAAACAGTCTTTTTTCATGATAATCTTTGGCTTGTTCTTGAAATTGATAGATGGACATTCCGGCAATCAGGACACTCGCAATAATGGTGAGCACCATCATGGAAAAAAAGATGCGATTTCTAAGGCTATTTGTATACAATCTCATTAAAGTAAAAATAACAATAATTAAGCCACTTGTAACTTCAAGCGGTGGTTTAAAGATTCCTTTGCTAAATTATTCTGATTTTGCATCAAATCGAGCTCAACATCACCTCCTAGTTACTCTAAAAAAAATAAAAGCAGTCCCGAATTCCTACTATCAGACTATAAAAACTGGCTATGGAGTCTGAAGGTAAATCAATAACTTTGCCATATGAAAATAGATAATCTCGAGCAAGGATATTACGGTATTGGAATTATGAATGGCAAGACTCCAGAAAATCTAGGCGTTTTATGGCGTACAGCTCAAAATCTAGGAGCTAATTTTATCTTTACGATTGGGAAGCGCTATGCAAAACAAGCCTGCGACACCCATAATGCAGTAGGTGCTATTCCATATTTTCACTACAAAAGCTTTGATGATTTTTACACTCATTTACCTAAAGGCGCTATGATCGTAGGTATCGAATTAACTGATACTGCAATGCCGCTAGAAGAGTTTAAGCACCCACGTAATTGCGTCTATTTACTAGGTGCAGAAGATCATGGACTCACTAATGAGGCGCTAGCAAAATCGCAACATATTATTAAATTCCATACTCCTAAGAGCCTTAACGTAGCTGTTGCGGGCAGCATCATCATGTATGATAGAAGCGTAAAAGGAACCAGTATTTATCTGGATGGGAAAGCAGTATAATCGGAATCATTTGTTAGATTATTTTAATATATACTGATTATTAAAAGTGTAAGTTCAAAACATAAAATATTTATTTTTTCTTTTAACATATAAGGGGTAAATAGAATAGTACACAAAAAAGAAATCTAAGAAAAAAACAATTTTCTATAAAATACAACGCCTACGGGCGTTTTTTTATGCTTTGTAATGTCTATGCTATAAAAACAGAATTGTACATTAAAGTAAGTTTTTGTGCAATGTAGGTGCGTTTAAGATCAATTACAATAGTTCTTCTGGTTCATTAAGTATATAGTAGTGATAACAGTCGATTCAAAGGTTCATTGAACTAAGTTTAAAGTGCTTTCAAACACTTCTCAATTTTGGTTCAATTTAGTAGGATGGACAGTAGGATGGACAGTAGGATGGACAAAACAGTGTTTAAAACAACCGTATAATAGTCCTAAAGGGTTCTAATAAATGTTAAAAAGACTATGAAATCAATATATAAATGGGGGTTAATGTACCGATATTTAATTTTAAAAAACATTTTACTCACTGTATTACAGTGATTTACACTAAAAAAAAGTAATTAACGCGTAAGAATACCGGGACTATTTGTTTAGTGATTGTTTAATCTGCATCATTTCTGCCTCCAGATCTGTTAAACGATCGTACATGTCCGCAGGATTAGTGAAGTTATATATAAAAGCGGTCTTTAATTTCCATATTTCAAGAACTTGATCAGGAGTGATGGTGTAAGCTGGATACTCTGACCGGTTATCTGATTTTAAATATAAGTTATTGTATTTATTGACTCTATTAAGCACACGCTTGATAACTATACCGTCAACTTTTGTGACTATAATATATATCTGGTCATCTTTAATGTCTTCTAAATTTTCACACCATTCACCTACCGCAAGTGATCCATCATGTAGCGTTGGAATCATAGAGTGTCCTTTAACCTCAAAAATCCTGAAAGTACCATTATCAATCTTAGGTAATCTATAACTTGGTAAGCTTTCCAAAAACTCAGGATCGCCATATCCATCTAAGTAACCAGCTTGCGCATAATGTGGTACCAATAATATATTTTCTTCTCCCTGATGGTCTGTAGATATAACTTTAGGCAGCCCATTATTATAGATTAAATCAGGTTCTCGAAAAATATTATTTAAAATTTGTGATTCTTTTAACGTTTCTACTCCAATTAATAGCCAATTAAGATCCACATCATTAAACAGTTGTTTAATTTTTATCAAAACCTCAGTATTGGGTACACGATCTTTATTCATGTAATTGCTTACCGCTACTTCTGTAATTCCTAGGTCTTCAGCAAATTTTTTTTGCGTTACTGAATGCCTTACCAGCACTGACTTTATACGCTCTCCTATAGTATCCATAAAAAAATAATTAAACAGTTGTTTGGATTTAATTAAACAGTTGTTATATATTTGTCAAAACAATTCACAACTTTTCAAATATATGGAAACTAAACCAACAAATAATACAACGGTTGTTCAAGAGCCTAATCGCAAGGAACTCAAAAAGAAGTTGGGACATGGTGATTTGAATAGGATCAAAGATTTATCGCGAACTAGTTTAAGTACAGTTTGGAGATGGTTCAACGAAGGAACATTAAACGGCGACGTAGAAGCTGCTTTTAATGCTTTGATGGAAAAGAAAGCACAAGATCTTCAGGATAGAATTGAAAACCTAAATACTAACTAAATGTACCACCCATACCAAAATACAATGTGTGTTGATCAAAGCGTGTTCTATGAGCATCTCAACATATTGAAAATTGACGTATTTCAGAAATGGGTACAGCGCAATAAGTTAAGTCGGTTACGTAATGCAGGTAATGGAAGGTGCGGTCTTATCGACTGGCAATCCATTCCTAGTGATATAAAGAAGATCATTAAAAAGGCTTACGGTGATCCTTATAACAGGGACTCAGTACAAGAGTTTGAGAATCAAATCGAACCAGACACTGAGGCCGCCCTATTCTTTGAAAACTTCAAGTTTGATAACAATACAGGAATACCTCAAAGCAAAATACAGCAATATTATGCTGAGGCGCAAATTCTAAACCTATACGCAAAGCTTTGTAATAAAATACAAACAAAAAAACGCTTAGGCGCATCAATAAAAGTAACAGATGCAAAGGCACACATCGTTGACGTGATAACAGATATATCAACCATTAAGAATCACGATGGTAAGTCGCCACGTTATCCACACCATCTTCCTAGTAACTATAGATCCATGGATCGCAAGTTCAAGAAGTACCAAGTTGACGGTTATGCATCTCTCATTCACTCCAATTTGGGAAATGAATCTAATAGTGTAAAGATCAAAGGAGCAATTGCAGACTGGCTGCTGGCAAATTACTGCCTACCTAACAAGCCTTACATTCCAATGGTGCATACAGAGTATATGCAAATCAGAGAAGAACGCAGCTGGCCATCTTTGACAGAACGTGCTATAGGCATGTGGCTAGAACAACCTACACAGCGTAAAAGATGGTATTTGTCACGCCACGGAGCTGAAGAATACAGAAGAGTCTACGGTCACAAGATTACCAGGGATAAGGACCAATTGTTCCCTAACTGCCATTGGGCGATTGATGGAACTAAGCTTGACTGGTTGCATATCAAAGATAACTCTCTTGGTATGGGTGCAGATCTTAAGATTGACGTTGTTTTTGATGTCTTTTCAGAGAAAATACTAGGCTACTATATAGGTACCGAGCATGAAAACTACACACAACACTTTACAGCATTAAAGGCCGCAGCACAAGAGTCTGGAGCACGCCCTTATTTAATAAATTATGATGGTCAAGGTGGTCATAATACAGACACCATGCAAACCCTTTACTCTCAAATGGTCGCAAAAAACGGCGGTACCCATTACAAACACAGAGCACGAGAACACGGCTCACCAGCCGAACAGCTATTTAAGAGATTCCAAATGCAAGTATTGAATCAAAAATGGTTCTCCGACAAGCAAGGTATCGCATCGAGCAAGACATTGAACTCAAAGGTGAACATAGACTTCATTATGGATAACAAACACCGTTTGCAATCTGTAGAGCAGTTGATTGGCATATTTAAATTAGAAGTGCACAAGTGGAATACAATGAAGCATCCACGATTTGAGCAAACTAGAGTACAGACCTACAACCGTGAAGCGATCATAAGCGAGCCGCTCAACATGTTTGAAATGATGGACATGTTTTGGATCACTTCAAAAGAACCTAGACGTTACGAGCGAGATGGTATCAAACCTATCATAAGAAACACACCATATCACTTTGAGGTATACGATCAGGAAGGATTACCAGATCTAGACTTTAGAGATAAGTACACAGAATCTCGATTCTTTGTACAATATGATCCTGAGCAGCTGGACAGCTATGTAAGACTATTGATGCAGTTACCTAATGGAGATAAAACCTTTATAGCAGACGCTCAACCGGTAAAGAAAGTAAAACAAGTACCTGTGCTCATGACCACAGAAGATCACCAGCACGCAAATAAGATGCGCAAAGTAAGAGATGTAGAAATGAAGCGAGTGGTGAATGAAACTCGAAAAGTACAAAACCGTACAGGCATCACACCAGAGAGCTTAATCGATAAACAAGAATTAGAGCACAAGTTTGGCGGCAAGCTTCCTAAAGAACAACGTACCGCAGCTGAGGCAGACAGTTTTCTGCTAAGAATGTAAATTTTAATCTCAACTAATATGAATCAACAAGCAAAATACAAGATCGCAAACGAGTTAAATCGCATGGGTAGACGCAAATCTCAAAAGAGACTAGCTCTTATGTGCCAAGTGTCAACAGGAACTATCTCCCAAATGATCAACGGTAACCACGAGAATATTTCTGATGAGATGTGGAGCCGTGTTAAAGTAACCTTAGGAATAGATCCTTCATGGACAACAGTAGAGACTCAAAACTTCACTACCGTACACAACCTACTACTACATGCCCAAGAACATTCTATATCCTTAGCCATATCAGATAATCCGGGTATCGGGAAATCAGAAGCTTTCAAGGCCTACGACCGTCAGGGATCAAATGTGATCTATGTAGAGTGCAAAAACTCATGGACCAAAAAAACTTACATGAGAACACTACTAGCTACCGCTGGAGTAGAAGCAATGGGAACTACAGAGCAATTGATTGAAAAGTTTATCAATCACATGAAAGGCCTTGCAAGTCCTATAGTGATTATCGATCAATTTGATAAACTTAAAGATCCCCAAGTTGATCTCTTCATGGATTTCTACAATGATCTCAATGGCCATTGCGGTTTTGTTTTATCTGGAGTAAAGGCATTTGAGAAGCGGGTCCTTAAATCTGTGAATCGTGATAAAATAGGTTATGCCGAAATATACAGCCGCATAGGTCGCAAGTTCGTAAAGCTAGATCCTATATCATTCAAAGATGTTACGGGCATATGCAAAGCAAACGGCATCACAGACGAAGATCAAATAGACTTTATCTTCAATAACTGTGAAAACGATCTTAGACGCGTAAAACGTGATGTAGAGATAAGACAGCAAATAAATAGGAAAGCTTCACAACAACAGGAGTTAAACATGCAGTAAGTAATGGCTAGACTTAAAAGAGCCATCTCAGTTGACGAGATAACAAAAAAGAAGTTCATTGACATACCTATATCAGACGAGTTTAAGAGCCTTTTAGGGGAGCCTTCTCTTGGGAGTAGCTGGATAATTTGGGGGAAATCAGGACAGGGAAAAACATCCCTTGCTTTGAGACTTGCAAAGGAGCTTTCTAGATACTTTAAAGTGGAATATCTATCAAATGAAGAAGGTTTCTCAAAGTCTTTGCAAAGTGCCGTAATAGCAAACAGAATGCAGGAGTGCCGCAAAGGATACTTTAAGATTCTAGAACCTATGAGCATGGATGAGTTAAGAGTTAGGCTTTCGCGAAAGCGTGCTGCCAAAATAACCTTTATCGATTCTGCTCAATACACCTTCATGTCAAAGGCAGATTATTTTAAACTCAAAACAGATTATCCCGATCATCTATTCATTTGGATATCACACGCCAAAGGAAAAGAACCATCAGGAGCACTAGCAGAGGCTATACGCTATGATAGTGACTGTAAGATATATGTTAATCAATATGTGGCAGTGGCAGACAGCCGCCACGCAAGAGGAATAGAAACAAAGCCCTACACCATATGGGAGGAAGGCGCAAAGAAATTTGAAATAATATGAAAGCAATATTTGAAATATTAGGAGTAAATCAAAAAATATACAATGAAATTCTCTTCCAGAAGTACTTTGACTGGTGCGGTAAAAAAGCACATTCCCAAGAGCATCTTCAGCAGTTAATAGCTAATAAGAAGATGTACAAATGGTTCATGGTACAGATTACAGGACTAGAAGTAGACTTTAGAGATGAGGCAATGCCTTATCAGAATCTTAAAGATAGTGAAGCAATGATCAAGCTATGGCACAAAAGCACTATGAAGATCTTTATCTACTATTCTGTACCGCTTTTAAATGTAGCTAGTAAATTAAATATAATTAACACCATACAACAGCATGACATTAGAAGTAACTAGAGAGCGATTGAAGGAGCAGCTGGATGCTCTTCACAAAGAAGATATCTATAACGCATTAGATATTGATGGACACAACAAGTTTACTGTTGGGGATAGAATAACCATACATCAGTACGTAGGTCAGGGAATAAAGCTGTCTGACAGAATAGCAGCTGATTTATTAGAAATCGTACTTAAAAACGCAGCACACCAAAGACCTAAATGCTACTACAACGATAACCGAATTTTAATTACTAAAGAAACTTAATACCTAAATAATAATGTCACACAAAATAGAACTTACAGACGAGCAGCTAGAGCAAGAATTAGCAGCAAGAAAAAAAGCCAAAACAGCAAAGGCAGCAAAGGAAAAAAAACAATACGAGAAAGATCGGGATTTAAGCATCAGCATGATGATGACTAATGCCGTAGAAGCACATAGAGATCTTAAAGAATTTAAAGCAATGGTTCATGAGCTTATGGACACTCAAGCTATAAAACTTGCTGATTATGGAAAGATGCGTTCTAACTCCAAAGGTGGGTTTTCCATAACTACAGAAGATGGCCAGCTCAGAGTAACCAGACGGAGGGACACAGAACCTGTATTTGATGAGCGCAGTGAAAAAGCAATAGAGTTAATCAAAGATTTCTTAGGGGATGTAGTAAAAAAACGTGATGTGAAGATGTATGAAATATTAATTTCCCTTATAGCTCGCAATAAAAATCAAGATCTAGAATACAGCGAGGTGATGAATCTACTCCAGCATGAAGATAAGTTTACAGACACACGCTGGACAGAAGGCCTGAGGTTAATTAAGGAATCTTACTCTAACCACTTAAAAGGTTACGGATACGAGTTCAAGCGCAAGGCTCCAGATGGAAAGTGGGAGAATGTTATTCTGCAATTCTCAAGCTTGTAAAATGGAATCTTATAACTCTTTAAACTTTATCATAATCATCGCATCAGTCGTGGTAGCTGCAATGTTGATAGGTAGTTTATTTCAAAACGAAGAATACCACGATAATGATAATGATGAACACTTAAACAACTATTAATGGCAACAGCAATAAAAAAAATCGACGACCGCACTTATCATGTAAACGCTAAGCCTATCACATTAGATGGTGATGGCGCCTGGATCGCAAAAGTAGAACTGACTCTAGAAGAGTCTACTGTTTTCTCAAATCACTTAGTAAAAATCGCAAATCATGAGTAATAATCACGAGGTAATTCAAAACCAGCCTAAAAAGCTGATAGCAAAAGCAAAGTTAAGCGCAGTGGATCAATTAGAGCTTGAGCAGCAGCTCATGGCAAAAGGATGGCGCTGGATCAAAGACGTTACTACTCGCAGCCATAAACTAGTCGCACCGGTACAAAATTAAGTCAGTAGTAATTTATTGCTGGCGAGGGGAATGGCTCGGTTACAGAATGCTGTTGATCCAGTAGATGCGCTTGTGATGTCTAGCTTATTGCGCTCCCCTAACTTTTAGTAAAAACGCGACAGCATGGTTAAAGGTAGAGCCTTTGTATCATATACCTAATCACGAGAAGATCGCCAGCCATGGCTTAAATGGCAAATGACCAGAACTTCCTTGGTAAAACAGGAATGGAAGCCACGGCGGTAGGTTCGACTCCTACTCTGGTCACAATATTTACCGCATAGGCGGGAATCTTTAACCTTTAATTAATAACAATGAAAGCAACACCACAACAAAAACAACTCATTCACTTAAACGCCCACGACCGCGATCAAAAAGAAGAATTTGTGCAATGGGCAACAGATGATAATGATAAGATTTCTTGCAATGACTTAAGCTTTGACCAGGCTAATTTGATTCTGGAGAAATTAGGGCAAAAACCTCATAAGGCAAAACGCAATTACTACGGCTTGTTTGATAAAAAAAACCAGCAGCACATGGCCATTGTTTCCTTAACACGTCAACTAGGATGGGAATTAAAGAATGAGAAATATGGTAGAGTGGCAGACATGGACAGGCTGGGAAACTGGTTACAAAGTACCAAAGCTCCTGTATCTCTTCCACTCAAGAAAATGACCACGCAACAATTAACCACAACCATTAATGCCATGACCGGCATGGTTGCAAAAAGATATAAATAATGCAGCAGCCACACAACTGTGACCATCCAGAAGACGCAGTAGTCATAAAAGTAATAAGCGCAGTAGTATGCGTAGAAACTACTGTGTTGTATTGTAATAAGTGCAATACAGCGATTTCAAAACCTCAAGCTAACTCTTAAAAAACAACAACATGGAATTCTTAATCATTCTAATGATCATTCACTTTATGATCAACCTTATACTCACCTCTAGATTCATTTATGAAGATTTCACAAATTCTTACGACAATCAAAATTGGTGGCATGCGCTTTTTAGTTACATAATAATGATTTTCTTCGGTTGGATCATTCTTGTGTATATGAATTTAGAAATCTGGCTAGACCAGCAGAAGTAATGACTAGTTATTATATAGCGGTAATCGTTGAGACAGATGCAAAGCTTAAGATCACTTATCGCAACGGCAAGTTCTTGAAGCTCGAGAAGATCTCTGGTAAGATGACAGAGCAGCACTTTGAATATATAGGCAGACTTATACCACCGTTAGAAGATCAGGTTACCGCTTTTGCTAAAGCGAGATCACCCAAAATCACCTATACAAAAATTGAAAAGGTGCGCAACATCTGGACCCATTTTAGTGATGAGTACTTCAAGCTATACGAGAGCATCACAAATCTCTCTCCTAAGTTTACAGCCGCAGATGGTAAAGCACTCAAGAGCATTATCAACTACCTGACTGAAGAAACAGGTAATGAAAGGGAAGCCATAGAGCTATGGAGAATCATTATGGCAAACTGGTTACAGCTGGACGAGTTCCATCAGAAGAATCTAGACATTAAATACATCAACTCTCAACTCAATAAAATACTACAAAATGTCAAAAGAATTAGCCATAAAGGATCAAACGGGATTAGCTCAGATTACCTCAAACGAGTTATGGACGATTTACAATCCTAGAAAAGCAAAACGAGAGCTTGCAAAGGTCAACACTACAGCTCTAGCCCTCTGTAGTACCACTCCATCACTATCGCACATGAGGCGCACACTAGGAGAGGATAAAGTAGAGGCTTATATAAAACTCTGGTTACTCGATCTTAATAACCTGCTAGATCTAAAGAAGCCGCTTAACGAATCCCAGATAGATGATGTCGCCTTTAGAATACAACTGGGCTACGGCAGTTTGAACGTGGCCGACTTGAACTTAGTCTTTGCAAGAGCTCTTAATGGAGATCACGGCATTATGTACGATCGTGTAAGCATTCCTACAGTCATGAAATGGTTCAAAGATTACTTTGAAGAACGCTGCACTACCGCAGCAAGTAACAGTTATGATAAGCACGTGCAGCATAAGAGCGCATTTGCTACCGATAAGAACATTGATCGCGGTCGGGAAGAGCACCGCAAGGTAATGTCTCAAGGTATGGCAAGAAAGAGTATAGATAATGTAAAAGCAAATATGAAATCAAAATAAAACAAACACTATGAACAAAATCCCATTATACGCCGTCCATTCATTTCAAAACGACACCGGTACACTTGTAAATAAACAGGTTGAATCTGGTCTAACAAGAGTTTTTACAATGGAAGAAAAATCAAAAGCTGAAGAATATGCAAAAAAGTCAGGATCTTACTCTTATAACCTCTGGTGCAACATTACAGTAGAAGGAAAAAACAAAACAATTTTATACGGGTATGCCGTCCCTAAATAACAAATGATGCCACAGCCTAACACAATAAGACAAGTACTCAATGAGGTCTACGGTGAAGAGTTTCCAGAACTCAAAACTATGTCAAATTATTATTTTCATAAAACATTTGGAGTTACTCCAGTTTTAGAACCCAAGCATGTAAGACTTGATCAGACCTATAAAATGGCAGTCTATTTAAATGAAGATCATTTCAATGTTATTGACGCAATTATGTCTACCGCTTGTCTTCATCGTAAAAGAACCCTTTAAACCGCCTTTAAACCATGAATAAAATCATCCCAAATCACGAGCTGCTAAAACTAGGTTTTAAAGCTGAACAAATTTACCAATCAGATGACGCACTAGACGACTGTATCTACCAAGTTTTCAAAATAGTTGCAGACGAGAATATCATAGAAATAACAAACGATCTCAATGAGAAGCACGAGATCATCAAACAGTATCTAAATCTCCATATAGAATGTGAGGATATTAAAGAGCCCAGCCGTATTCTAGGTGAGGCATTGCATCTTTTAAATTGCATTGAAGAAAGATATATTACTGGTAAAGCTAAAACTCAGAGCAATGTCTAAGAAAATAAAGACACATGTGCTCATGGTCGCTAAGAGCTTTCTAAAAGGACATCCTAGAGCTGGGGAACCAACAGACTTTGCAAAGAAGATTTTAAACGGTGAGAAGATCCACACCATAAGAGGCAGCTTTGAGAACTGGGAAAAGAAAGTAAATGAAGTAAATGCTGGTGATGCGATTCTATCTGTTAGATCATGGACAGGCAAACCCTATAGAACACCTCAAGAGACTATTTGTGAGTTTAAAAAATTAGGGATTGAAAGGACTTCGGTATTGAAGCAAGGCAATTGGTGTGAGGTAGTAAAAGGTTATGCAAGTAAATCACTAATAGCTTTGAATGATGGACTTATGAGGCAGGATTTTGATTCATGGTTTAAAGAAGGTCAGGACAACATGGCATTAATACACTTCACAGATTTTAGGTACTGTGGGGAATCTGAACCAATAATACAGACACCAGATGGCACAGTAGTCGCTATAGAGAAGGATTTTGAAAAAAGGGTAAAAGACATCTCCGTAAGAGGTTGGGAACAAATAAAAGGTCATTAATATGTGGATCATTATAACCGTCACCAGCACCATAACTGCAATAGTAGTATTCTTAGTTTTTATAACTACAAGAGGCGAACCGTACACTAATGAAGAGTGGGATGATATATGCAAAGCCGACTTTAAAAAGTACGGCACACCACCTCAAGATCAAGACATCTGTACCAAACATAAACATTAATCTATTGTTACTAACGCCTCGCGGTATATGAGCCGTTTTTTCAATGGCTTATATGCGCAGTTAACCACAACACTCCACAAGGATCATTTGCCTAACGTCAGTAAAACGATAAATCAAATCAAAAACAATGGATCAAAGAGACTACAAAGCCATGAATCAAAGAGATCATAGGCAATCCAAGAAACAATCTTTTATAGAATCACTAACAAACACAGCTGTAGGCTTCACCATATCACTAGCGGCCACCTTTGTTATATTCCCGCTAGTAGGTATAAATAGCACTAGCACAAAGAACGTGATCATTACACTTTTCTTTACCGCCATAAGTATAGCAAGAGGTTATATTATAAGAAGGTTTTTCAATAATAAGAAATAATGAATAAAATAACGGAAGAACAGCGGCAATACATCACAAGCAATAGGCTTGTCATGTCTATGGTAGATATAGCAGCTCAACTAGGGATATCATACAATCGCACACGTAACTTTATGATAGAAAATAACCTACAGGTTGATAAGCTGGGAATTGATAAGATCAAATCTATAAAAAGATCAAAAGTAAAAGAGCATCCTCCATGTGCCAGATATTTTATCGAGTATGAACCATAAAAAAGATTAAAGACACCTTTTTAGTCATTTTAATTTAAAAAAAAACAGATATGGAAATAATTTTATATATTTACATCGACTGTTAATAAATTAACCTAGATGCATTTCAAAATGAAATCACTAAAAAACCCAGAGCGCACTACTCGTGAGAATGTGCGGACTTCCTTTGCATCGCAAAATTTGTTGACAGTCAGCTCTGGGCCTTTTTTAATTTTTAATTTATTGATATGACTGTCAACAAACAAAGTCAAGCTGCGACTCAAAACCAGCAACTAAATAAAAAGGCAACTTCAAACGAGGTGCGCCAGTATTTTACAAAAGTATTTGATCTTAAAAATAGCGGTGAAGCCTTTCCAATAGAATTGGATCACGTCTGGCCTTTGGCTTATAGCCAGAAGAAAGATGCCATGCGAGTACTTCAGAAAGAGTTTATTGAAGGAAACGAGTATCAGGCTTTCCAAAATGGAAAGGTCGTATAGTTCAATGAGTTACAAAATGGAGTAAAAGTCCATGTATTTATTACCGTAGAAGTTATGGAATACTTGATCGCTCGTAAAGTAAAAGCCGTTTTTAATGTATATCGTGAAGTTTTTCACGCTCGCATGGATAAGGCAATAATTACTCAGGGAAATGTAACAAATCTCATATTATTAATCGATGAAAACCATGTAATAGATGCTCGTGATATGCCTTAGGAATCGCAACTAGTTAACGGCAGTAAGGTAAAGCGTGTCACTCTAGAAGGGATTAAACTATTTTCATTAACTGATGTAAGAAAATCCCTAACGATTAATTCTAACAATAGTAAGATCTCAAAACGACTTAATATTAAGACTTCTAACGCTGTTAAATTAAATCTATTTGGCAATCAAACATCTTGGTTTATTAATGAGGTAGGTCTTAATCTATTGCTCTCGAGTGCTGGATTATTCAATATAAATCAATTAAGAATGTCTTTATGATTCAGTTAGATAAAAAAGGTAATATAATTACAAACAGTGATTATGCTCCATTTGATCCAGATGCAAACGTGGTAGATCGCATGCATGCGCTTATAGGTCTTGTTAGACATCAAGACCCTGACTGCTTTGATCAATGTCATACAAATACCGCACTAGAAATGCTAGAGGAGCTATTACCTACTAAAGAGCAAGTTAAATCTTATATTCACAATTAATTATAACTTTAAAATCAATTTTTATGGAAGGATTATTCGGATTATTCGCAGGTCTTATTTTATTAGTATTATTCGTTTTCATTATGCGGTTACTGGGCGCATGGATGTTGCGTATTAATGATATCATTAGCAATCAAAAGATTCTTATAAGTGAGATCAAGAAAATGAATGGAACGCATCATTCTCAGTCAAGTACAGATGGTTAAAAACCTTAACAACTTGTTAAAAACCACTTAGACTAACATCTTTGTATTATTATAAAAACCGTGCTACCTTTGAGTAACACGGTTTTTTTATGGAATATGCTCAACTTACTACTAAGACTCGCAAGCAAATGCGCAGTGAAGAAATACGCAAGAGGCATACAGAGCTTACTAGTGTACGGGAGCATGGAGTTAAAAAATACACCTCAGAGTGGATTTACAACAACATTGCAAAGCGTTACTGGCTTGCTCCTGGGACTATAGAAAATATAGTCTTTTACCGCAACGGCTATGACTAGATTTTAAATTTATTACTTGATGGAGCAACGTGTGGAATTAATCCAGATTCTACATCTACTTCATTAGGTATGGCAGTATCAAATTCTTTAACCGCGCTATGATCCCTTGTTCTTCCCACAAATGTAGAGCGGTATAAATTTCCAGAACCACCAGTTTGCACCCTAGAAAAACCTATCCTTCCTATATCATCTATAGATGTACCAGCATAGCCGTGTAAATACTTATTCAAATTTGATAGATCCTTTAAATAGGCAAGAGCATCGCTTTGGTTGTAGCTTCCATGGTTGGTGTCTAGAAAAGTTTCATAGTACAGATAAATATCTATTTGTAGATCTACATGCTGTGCAAGGTCGCCCAGCTCATCTACATCTACTCCTCTAAACTCATAAAAAATAGCAGGACCTTCCCAGGGATGTTCTTCATCAAGAAATCCTATCTGTTCATGCCATAGGTCTTGATGGTTAATGTGTGGCATGTTAATAGCGATATGCTCGCACAGTTCCACATATATTTCTTCAAATGACTGTATGTTTGCCATAATTTTAAGCTTGTTTAAATCTAGTTTGAATCTGCTTTAAAAACCAGACATCCATTTGGTTCATCATTACTTTGCTATGTCCCATAAATTGACGTTGAGGGATATTCATTAAGAATGCTGTCTTCTTTGTGAGAGCCATGGCTTTGTACTTATCCTGTTTAGTCTTGTAATACATATACCAGAAGTATTTGCGCATTTTGGGAGTGATACGAATGGTAATTCTTCCTCCCTCATTGTGAATGGCAGCATAGGGTGCATCATTAACGATCCTGATGGACTTTGATGTGGCACTTGATCTACGCAGCTCGTTTTGAAGGTAACTGGTGTTGGTAAGAATAGCACGGCCACTGTCGCTGGCGTTCTTCCTTCCTTTCCATGGTTCAAAGGAGACATCTTCCCATCCTTGTTTTCTAAAGCTATCCTTAAAAAAGTTAAGAGCGGTAACGCTAGCATAACGAGGCACATCTGCAATAAGCTTAGCACCGATTTTTTTAAAGTCTGGAACGTCATTACTCATCTCTTTTTTTAAGTCGGTTATCAATATCCTTCCATACTTCTTTAGGCATTCCTGTAAACGCTGGATGCTCATCACTATAGATCTCAAGTGTCTTGCCTACGTGTTGTTTAAATCCTTTGTCAGGACTTCCTTTAGGCGTTCCTTTGCTTACGCCATTATCTGTCTGACGAGTGCCACAACGACACCTAAACCCGTTAGGCGGGAACCATTGATCCCAGAAAGGATCATTAAGTGGTTTTATAACTCCATCTAGATCACGGTGATCATCTCTCACTCTGTCATCACCTACAGTTCTATATTCTAAATTAGGAAATAGATCTGCATTTTCTTGATATTCTTCCCACTGTCTTATGGCTTGACCTGATCTACGTGCTGTTTGAAATTCAGCTTGTAAATAGTTGCGGTTATAAGTTTCATGAATTTGATCTACTTGTATTTTGAATTCGCTCCATGTGCGCAGCTTGCCATCTTCATCCAGCAGTGCATTGCTCAGCTCTACATTCTCGGTATAATTCTTTGCAGCTGCAAATCGGTACACGTTTCCTTTTACTTTGCGAGCTGTTGCCTTCTTGTCCTTAGTAACTTCTTTATCATCTTCATCATAATCATTTCCTAAACCTTCTACAGCGCCACTCTCTAGCTCATCATATATAAGCTTTATCAACTCATCACTAAGATCATTTACAGATATCTTGCCCTCGTGCAATTGCTTTGCGATAGCCATAATAGTATCACGCCAGAGCTTCATACTAGCAGCTTGAGGTGTAAATTCTTGATCTTGCCCAATACCTTGCGCTTCATAATAGGCAGCGATTTGCGCAGCTACGGCATTGGGCTTATTCTTTCCCGGCACGATACCAGGTTGCATGTTTCTATATCCCGTTAAAGTAATAGGTAAACGCTCGTTGATTTCTTCTAGGTCTATTTCATAACCTGCATTAGTAAGATTTACAACGAGATTTGCCACTTGATCTACGCTCATTTCTTCACTATCATCCCATTCTAGATGGTGATTTGCAAAGCCGCTATAAAAAGAGCTTAAGCCTATGATTTTAGGCAGTAAATCTTTGTTTATCAAATGTTTTACAAACATGCGATCACTCTCGTGTCTATCTTCACTTACTTCTTGCATGACTTGCATGCTGCCGTAAGTGCCTGTTTTCTCTTTGGCATCTACCGTACCAGCTTGTCCTAGAACTGATTTACTCAACTCATCATTAAGGGTGGAAAGCAACTCTTTAAAAATCTGATAGGCATCACGATCTGTAGATCCTATAGATTCTATCTTTTCTCCTTCTTGCAATACAGCAACGTCTGCACTTTTAAGATTTAGTAGCATTGCCATAAGTTGCTTCTCACGGGTAGGAGTATAATTATTAGTGTAAACAACACGTGGATCAATACCGTATTTTTCCACATAATTTAACCAACTCCCAAAGCTTAATTTTTTTGCTAGTATCAAAGGTGCCATCTTGCTCAACTCCCCTAGCTGTTCATTAGTACCTATTTGAAGATAGTAACGTGATAAGCCACCTTCTCTATATGGAATGCCATTCTCATCACCAGCTTCTTTTGCTATTTGCCCTTTTTTAGGAAGTAAATGAGCCATAGGCATATTGCGCACACAAATAAGCTCACCTAGCTCATCAGTTTCATAAAGCTCCACCACTCGCACTCCTGAAAATATGCTCCAGACAGCTGCCTTTATAAATTCCATAAACCAAGGCCTTTGCAGCAGCTCCGTAAGTTCTTCATTTTCTTCACCAGCATCATTCACTAACTTAAACTTTGCACGAGTTACACGCATCACACGTGTTTCTATAATAGAACGTGTGTGAGCATCTAACAATAAATTATCATACAGCTCTGCTAGAAAAACGAGATTAGGATTATCAGGATCTGTAGCAGCAACTAGCGCACTATTCCAGTCAGATATAGTCTTAGGAGTAAACAATAGGGCATTGCCTTTGATCTGTCCACTCGCCACGTTCATACTTTTTCCAGCTGCGGCACTTTCTCTTCTCACATTCTCCAGTCTTAACTCCGTATCTGTGAGGTTGCTTTTTACGCTTTCGCGAAAGCGGTCTGGATAAAAAATTCTATCAATTAAACTCATATATTCCAATCTTGATTATAATTGTTACCATAAAACTCGCCACTCTGGCCAGCCGTTGTGCTTGCTACCGTAGGAAGATCATCAGGCGCAAGTGTCCCAGCTGCTAGCATGTCCAGCTGTTTGTTTGCCCATTTCCAGTCTTCTACATAATCTTCTGGTACTTTGCGAGCTGCATTACGTCGTATAAAGTCGTAAAGCGTGAGCTTAGTAAGGATTTTAATGATCAAATAATCACGATCAGTTCCTGTTGCTGCAAAGATGGCGTCTACATCATAGCGCCCAGAGAGTTTGCCTCTTATAAGGGCAATGTTTTGAAGTTCTATCCCTTCAATAATCTCTTCTATGTTTTCTTCACTGCGCTCGGTGATAAACTTATCGATCATCCCTACTTTTAGATCAGCAATGGTTAAATATGCGTATGCCATAATTTAAAATCTGTGTTTAATTTCATAACTAGCCATCATTATAGGCCTCTCATTACTGCCATTTATGTGATGGCTCAAAAATCCAAAACATTGCTCATCACTGTCAGGGCCATCATCATTGGAATAATAACCAGGCTCGAGAGATAGCAGCTGTGCAATTCCCACTTGAGTATCATTATGAGCTTTTAACTTCTCATCATAAAACACACGTCCATTTTGATAATAGACTTGCTGTCGCATCATGCGGTCGTACTTCTTAGTTTTGGGCGTGTCCACTTTTATAAGTGCTAGATTGATATTGTATTGTTTCTCAACCTCTCTGATGGTGCGCTCTACTTCCTCATTCCAAAACTGTGATTCATAACGCCAGTTTATGATTACACTAGGCGGTAAATTCATTTGAACATGCACCATCCATTCTAGTGCTTGCCGCATTTTAGAACGCTTCAAGTAATTATTAATGTTCCAAAAATTAGAACCATAAAGACCCCATACTTTAACCGAGTTAAAATCGGCTGTAGGAGTTCCAGCATAGGCGATATCCCAATGACCTACAATAACATTCATGTGATTAAGGTTAGGACGTTTGCCCCATTGTATTTGTTCTTGAGTAAATATCTTACCTTCTATATGTGGCTCGTTTAAGTACTCAGCTCTCGCTGCTAGTATGCCTATTTCTTCCTCAAGTTTCTTAAAGTAATCATCTGGGTATTTGTTCCATGTAGGTTTATGAGTGACCGGATCATAAGCCTTGACGTGATGCACCTTCCATTTAGGATGGCGTTTTTGCAACTCTGTCTGTATCATTCTAGGAGAGAAACGGTTATTTGCATATAGCATTCTACGTCGTGGTCCATCCATAGTAGGAAGTAGATCACGCTCTATCCATCGCACCATCTCATCCTGTCTTCTTGGGTTCTTTACCAGATCCTTAGTTTCAATATCATCAAGAATAACACAATCAGGTCTTTGTGATTGCACTCGCAGTCCACGCACACTTTGTCCCATTCCTAAAGCTTTTCCTATAAAGCCACTTCTAGTTCTAAAGTCACCAGCTTCCCATTGTCCTTCAAGTTTCTGTTCTCCATAATCATTTATGATCCTTGGATTGCCTTCAAACTCTGCTTGTAAATCTTCTAGCAGTTGCTTTGCTTTATCTTTTGAGTTACCTATGATAACGGCATAGTTTACCTCGTCATTGATCCATAGCCAGAAGAGCACCGTGACATCACATAGCACTGATTTTGCAAGAGCTCTACCCCACTCTGCAAAGAATTTACCTGTGGGATCTTTAAGGACCATCTTTGCAAATGCAATGTGAAAGTCAGGAATAGCGCTGGTAGCATAATGAGGAAAATAGTGAGAAGTGCATTTTGCATAGTCCTTTTTAAAAGAGGCTATTCTTTTTGCTTTTTCTTCTTTGCCTTCATCTAGATTTATCAGTCCTTTAGAACTGGCGGCTAGTCTTAGTTTTTCTCTATAGCGTTCTAATGATATTTTGTCCTGCCTACGCATTATTTAGTCTTATTAAAACGCTCGCTTAATCCCTTGATAGGTGTCTCGCTGTAGCTAGTGTTTAAGCGGCTATTTTTAAAATCAAAGTATAAATTCTTCACCCATCTGGTAACGACCTTATCTCGTATTTTAAAACGCACAGGCTGTCCTACTTGTAAATTAGCACCATGAATAAGAAAAACACGTCCTATCTCCAGTTGCCATTGTGGAATGTTTGCCCGATAATAAGCGAGACTCATTAAAACGCTCCACATTTTAATAAGCAACATTATAGACCATCCTAGACCATAGAATAGATAAAAAGGTACTGTGATGATTTGACCTATAATGCGCAGTATTTTGAAAAATCTGTTTTTCATTAGTTGTATTTACTTGAAATGTGTGATAAATGCTCCTCTTGGAATTCTAAAAGCTCTATATATATCTTTGGATGCTTACGGTGCATGGCGTTAAAAATATCGTCCAGCACTTCTAAGTAGGTACTCAAGGACATGCGATTCTTATCGTCTAAGTTTTCCAGCGTTTTATTATACTTTGAGATCTCATCTGCAATGGATGCAGCTTGTTTTGATAGGGCAAGGCTTTGTTCCTTATCACCACTGTCTTCAGCTTTCTTTGCTTGATCAAATAAAGAGAGTCTTTGATCAGTCAGTTTACCAATCACCTCTTTAATAGCGTTAATTCTATTCTTGCTACCATTAAGACGTGCATCCCTTTCTGACTTCCAGCCATATTTGATCACCCATTGAGATATGGTCTTTTCGGCCACACCTACCAGTCTAGCAATCTCCTTTTGTTCCTTGCCTTTGATGTAAAATTCCTTAGCCGCTTTGCGTTCTGTGGTCTTGGCCATTGTTATTATTTAGATACAAATTTGACCTTAATTAACCTTTACAGAAAACATACCATCCAGCCTGTAGCCTATACACTACATGGCGTTGTTCTCTAGCCACACTGTGGATGTTCCATTTTATTCGCTCACAAAACACACTCATATTTGTAACCAAGAACGGCATTAAAATGTCATCACTCAAAATCATTTATACATTGAATAACTCATTAGACATTTGGGCAACAGGTAACGCAAATCGACCTCTAGAAATAGAGGCACGTGCTGGAGATAATGTTGCCCAGATCTCTATTATAGGTCAGATTTCTAATTGGTCTAATGCAAACAGTGGCACGGTAAGACGTGACATTATTGCTTTAGGAAAGAAGTTTAAAACTTGTGAAGTATATGTAAATAGTGAAGGCGGCAGTTGCATTGAAGCAAACGAGATCGTAAACATTTTACAAGAGAACTTTGATTCTATTAAAGTAATAGGGGGCGCCATAGTAGCAAGTGCTGCAAGCTTCATTTTTTGTTCTTTTCCTAATTCTTTAAGTAAGAATAGTCAGGTAATGATTCATGAGCCTCGAGGTTATTACAGCGGTACTCATAAGAACATTATGAAGCAATTAAAACTTCTCAAGGACCTAGAAGATCAATACATCGCTATTTATGCCGGTAAGACGGGACTTTCTAATGAAGCGGTAAGCGATTTATGGAATGATGGTGATCACTGGATGAATGCTAAAGAAGCAAAAGAGTCTGGATTTGCAGACGCTATAGACGGTGAAGGGGCAATCACTGAGGAAGATGCTAAAGCTATTGCCGCAATGGGATCACCTTATAAGGTATCAGCTACTGCAAAGAAACGCGCAAGCGATGCGCCCACAACAACTAATACTAATAAATACCCAAACGATATGGATTCAAAGATCCTAGCGGTAAGTTTAGACTTGCCAGCCGATGCTACTGAAGCACAAATCACGGCAAAGATCAATGAGTTAAAAGCTGCCAAAGTTACAGCTGAGGCAAATGCCGAAACTCAAAAAACTGCTAATATCAAAGCGATGTTAGATAAAGCGGAGACTGATAAGAAAATCACACCTGCTGTACGTGCTAATTACGAGCAAATGGCCGCTAACGATTTTGATAACGTTAAAGCTATCCTTGATGCTGTAACCCCTGTAGTTCCCATCAGTGCTCAAATAGGTGCCGATGGTAAAACAGTACCAGGCGCAGCACCTACATCTGACTTTCCATATAAGTCTTATGAAGAATGTGCTGAAGCTGGTGATCAAGAAGCATGGGCAGCTTTGGAAATTGCAGAACCTGAAAAGGCAAATGCTATGTTTGAAGCTCAATTCAAAAAAGACTAATCCATTACAATTTAATTCAATAAAAAAGAGATGAAAAAATCATTCAAAATTTTCTTAGGCTTCATGATAGCCTTAGTAGCCATATTTGCAGTAGCCTCTCCGGGCGGTGATCTAGTTGCAAATGCAGTAAGTGATAATCAGACAGAAGTGTCTACAATGACTATTACAGCTGCTGTAGCAAAGAACGAACTGCGCGAGCGCATGTTGATCGCAAACTTTAGATGGGACGAGAACTGGACAGGTAGGATATCTAATAAATCAAACTGGGTAAATCAAGACGCAATCAGACTCAACCAGATGGGAGCAGATCCAGCTGTGTTGATCAATAACAACACTTATCCTATTCCTGTAGATTCAAGGACAGACGCAAGCACTGTAATCTCCCTTTTCAAATACGATACAGAAAATACAGTCGTAACTGATGATGAGATTTATGCACTTCCTTATGATAAGAATGGTAGTGTGCAACAGCAGCACCGTCTTACTCTAGAAGAAACAATAAGAGTTCACGGACTTCACTCCCTAGCTCCTCAAGCAAATACTGATAACACTCCTATCCTTGAAACTACCGGACCTACAATTGGAAGTCGTAAGAGACTTGTTTATGCAGACCTTGTAAAAGGTGGAACGTTGCTAGATAAATTAAAAGTGCCTAGAGCAGGGAGATGTATCGTATTAACTTCTGATCATAAATCTGATTTATTGCTGGAAGATAAAGGTCTTCAAAATCAAATGCACAATCATAGTAACGGTATGATAGCGAGCAACTACGCTGGCTTTGATCTTTACTCAGACATCGAGAATCCTAAATATGCGCCGGTTGCTACCGTAGAAACTAAGATTGCTTATGGAGCAGCTACCGCTGGTCGTGAGGCATCAGTAGTGTTTCATGCTGCCGCAGCTTCTAAAGCAATGGGAAGTGTAAAAGTATATTCCAGAGATAGCAAGATTGATCCAGAGAATCGGGAATCTGTAATGGGAGCACGTATGTGGGCAATAATGATTCCTACACGAGCAAAAGGACAGGCCGCTATTCTAAGCGCAGCAGTATAAACAACGTTAGTTGAGAGGCAGGCTAGCTTACCGCAAGCAGCCTGCTCCCCTATGGGGGAAATAAATAAACAAATAGCAGCTATAGTATCATGGTAACTAGTCAAGATTGCATCGATAAATACGGCCTACCAGACATTCACATGGAGCGCAAGCACATGATGTTATGGGATGTACCAGATGATATCAATCGGGATCTTCCCAATATACCTAATACCATTTACTGCAACAAAGATGTAGCAAATGCATTACAAGATGCATTTCTAAACATTATAGGTAGATGCCTTCAGGAAGAGTTGAAAACTTGGGATGGATGCTTTAACATACGTAAAAAGCGAGGTCTTAACTCCTGGTCATTACACAGCTGGGCAATAGCGGTTGACATAAATGCCGCTTGGAACGGTCTAGGCAAAGAGCCTCAGATGACTCCAGAGCTGGTAAAATGTTTTACAGACGCTGGCTTTGATTGGGGTGGCAAGTGGAAAAGAAAAGACGGAATGCATTTCCAATTAAAAAATATATGAGAACACTAATTGCCTTTATCCTTATCGCTTTGCTTGCCAGTTGTGGCGCAAAGAAGCCTACTATAATAGGTATGGATAGACAGGTAAAAGATAGTGTGATCGTTACCAGGACATTTGAAACCTATTTAGATACGATTCAAATCCCTTCAGACAGTTCTACTCTTACGGCAAGATTAGAAGATCTTAAAGAAGTGCCGGTTGTTGTTAGAAGCAGCAATGGTAGATCAAGTGTTTCGCTTTCGCGAAAGGGAAACAACATTACAGCTCAAAGCAATTGCGAGCAGATGGAGCAAGAAATAACCTTGCAACGGGAGTTGATAGATACACAAAGAGAACGTATTGAGAAACTTACTATTACTCAAAAAATAGACGTGCCATTTGTGCCTTGGTACTGGAAATTAGGAATAGGCACCTCACTATTATTGAATTTGATCTTACTCATTGCAGTGGTGATCTTATTCATCAAATCAAATTTAAAACTACCATTCTAATGAGTGATCTTAAAAAAATAGGGCAGGATTATCTAGCCAAAAATAAAGACGTAAAAGAAGTGTATGTGACTGTAGATAGTCAGGTGTTTACTTCTAAGAATTATGCCAGTCTTCATGCACGTTCTTTGAAAAAAGGAAAGCAGACCTATGAAACGGTAACAGCAGTAAAAGAGCAAGATCTCTTAACAAACTCAAAAGAAATCATTGCATTACTTGAAGACACTACAGATCTTCAAGTGGTAGAAAAGTATGCTGCAGCTGAGAAAGCATTGCCAAAACCTCGTAAAACAGTACTGGAAACGATCGATGCAAAAACCGAAGACCTAACTAAAGAAGCCTAATCATGTCAGATCCATTTAAAGGAACACAAGTAAATAAGCTGGAAGGCGGCCTAGGTCGTAAAGCAGCAAATAAAGACAGCGTAGCACTTCTAGTAATTGCATCTAGCGTAGCAGCATCTTCTCTTGCAGTTAATGTTGCAAAAAAGGTTTTAGACCTCACAGCAGCTGAAGGTCTAGGAATAGACGCCAGCTATGACGACACTAATGATGTACTAGCACACCATCACATAAGCGAGGTCTTCCGCATCAATCCAGATGCAGATCTTTATGTAATGCTTTCTAATGGTACATCCCGTGAAGATAATATTCTAGAAGCGGTGAGAACCTTTCCAGATATCAAGATCATTGCTTTTGCAGCAACGATTATTGCAAACCCAACGGCAATTGCTACAGAGGTTGCAAGTTTCCAGACAGCTATTGTTGCAGAGCTTTTAACCGATAAAATATTGATCGATACCTGTTTGATAGCAGGTGATGTCATATTACCAACTACTGCGCCAGCAGACTACCCTAGTTTAAGAACACTTGATTCAGAAAATGTATCTGTAATAATTGCTCAAGATCCTAAGATCGCATCTATAAAATCTGCATATGCAAATTATGCAGCTATAGGTACCGCACTAGGTGCGCTTACTCGTAGAGGTGTCAATGAAAATTTAGGATCTGTAGACATCAATAATAAGCCTACTTATGCAAAAGGCCTGGACTACTTCTCACTTACTGATGTAGGTCGTGAGTTGTGGATGAATGCTTCGTTACAATCAGGAAAGACCATCGCTTCACTTACTAGTGCTGAGCGATCTTCTTTAAATGAAATGGGCTACAATTTTGTAGCAAACTACGCAGGGTATAATGGATTCTATTTCAGCAACTCCCTCACGGCTACAGCTGCGACAAGTGACTATGCTTATATAGAAAATAACCGCGTGTGGAATAAAGCAGCTCGAGGTGTACGCAATGCATTATTGCCACGAGTTAAAAGTAACATTCTAAAAGACCCTACAACCGGTTTTATAAAAGCCACTGAGGCTAAGGAATTAGAAGTGCTTGCAGAAAAGCCATTGCGTGAGATGGTAACTGCTGGTGAGATATCAGGCTTTGATGTTTATGTGAATCCTGAGCAGGCATTGATTAGTGAGACACCTTTGAAAGTCACAGGTGAAATTGTTTATAATGGAATTGTATTTGCCTTCGACTTTGATCTAGGCGGTGCTCAATCAATAAGTAACTAAAAAATGGCAGATATAACTGTAGTTAATAGGCTCGGTCAGATTGCTGGCTGGAAAAATGTAACCGTAAGAGCATTAGGTCGTGATCTAGTAGGAATAGTAAAAATTGCTTATGCAGACAGTTTTGAAGATGAATATTTAATGGGCGCGCAAGATGAGCCTGTAGGATATTCTGAAGGTAACAGTCTTCCTACTGCATCTATTGATTTATATCAAGAAGAGGTAAATGAGTTGATCGATGCATTACCACCAGGTAAGAAATTGAGAGACATTGATGCGTTTGATATTATTGTCTCCTTTGGTTATAAGGATAGAACGATTACTGACATTATAAGAGGCTGTAAATTTAAAGGCTCTGGAAAAGATATAGGTCAGGGTTCAAAAGGTATAGTAAAATCCTTTGCTCTTAATGTGCTACGCATACAAGAAAATATATAGAGATGAAACAAGAAATCAATTATATAGGTCAGGCTGATGATAAGCAGCTCACCGCATGGAAAGCAAAACATGGTCAAGTATTTGTCTTTGAGCAAATCGATGCAAAGGATGAGAACACATTACATGTGACATATGTAAAGAAGCCTAATCTTACTCAAATTCAAAGAGCTATAAATGTTGCTGAGGATGATATGATCAAGACAGGAATTACATTGCTCAATGATTGCCATCTAGGTGGCTCTGAAAAGGTGATGGAAAATGAAGAACTCAAATTAGGAGTTTCTTCCCTTATGCCTGGTCTATTCAAAAAAGTGACCGCTACCTTAAAGGAAGTCTAGCCAAGACCAAGCTATCTGGGTCTGGTCTTGGAGTCGAATTACGTAAAGGAAACGCGCTCATAAGAAGCGCGTTTCCTTTTATAATCCCAGAAGATATTGAAGACACTCATAGATATGCCACTTTATGGAATGAAGCGGAGTATATAGAAGAGCGCAGGATCAAAGAAATTCTTAAAACAATAGTCGCATTGCGCACCACATAAATGGCATCACAAAAAACAGAATGGATACTAGAACTTCAGGACAACATGTCCAAGAAGCTAGGCATGATCGATTCTGAATTTGATGATGTTAAAAAAAGCCATGATGAGCTTAATTCACAGTTAAAAGGAACAGATACAGAAGGTCTTAATGACTTAAAGAAAACAGTATCTGAAAACGATGAAGTACTTTCAGGTGCTCGTAAGAGTGCTACAGATTTTTATACTGCCTTACAAACAGGTGATGTACAAGGAGCCAGTACAGCTATTCAAGGTTTAACAAGTAATGTAAAAGGCTTGATGAGTGCCAGCTGGGCGTTTATCGCGACGCCTATAGGTGCCAGCCTTGCTATACTTGCTGGAATAGGAATAGCCACAAAAGAATGGGCTCAGTTTAACATAGAAGCAATCGAAGCTAATAAGCTGGTAAAGGCTATTACCAATGAAAATGACTCTCAACTTAGCGGTTTAAGAGTTATGGGTATGGCTCTAGAAAAGACTTACGGTGGTGACTGGGTAGAACATTTAAGACAAATCAACTCCTTACAGAAAGGTTTTAAAATATCAAGTAAAGAAGCTTACGAGGAGTATAATTCTGGAATGCTCAGAGGTGGTCGTGCAAATGATGAATTTAGAGACAGCATACGAGAATATCCTAAGCTTTTTGAAAAATATGGATTTGCTGCAAAAGACTTTATCAATATCATCAACAACAGTGCTGATGCAGGTGTATGGTCAGATAAAATGCCTGATGCCATTAAGGAATTTGGATTGTCAGTTACAGAGCAAACTACCGCTTCAAGAGAGGCGTTAGAGAATGCGTTTGGTGCTAAATTTACTAACAACCTCTATAATAACATTAAAGATGGATCTATAACGGTGCGTGAAGCACTACGTATGGTGTCTGAGGAATCTAGAACTACAAATCTTAACCAGCAGCAACAAGCACAACTAACAGCAGATCTATTTAGAGGGGCTGGTGAAGATGCTTCTGGGTTTAATGAGATTATTAAAATCACTAATCAATCATTAAATGATCAACAAGATCCACTCTCTGCAATAGAACAACAACTTTCTAATGTGGCAAAACAAAACTTGCTTTTAGAAACTGCACAAGCTAACGCGCTAGAAAGTGATAGCTATAAGGTGTTTGCTCAAGAGCTGGATCTAACGTGGAAACAAATACAGCTAGGATGGTACAACACACTAGCATTTGTTCAAGATAGTTATTCAGATTCTCTCAAGATATTTAAAGGAATATTTTCTGGCATAGAAGCTTTAGTAGATAATTTTTATGATCTCACAATAGGTAACATTATCGATATTAAAAATCAGTTCACGGGACTGGTAGACTCTGTATTGAGCGTGGGATCTATCTGGGACGCTATAAAGAATGGAGATGTAAGCGGTGCGATAGATGCCGCTAAAGAATGGGGCAAAGGTGTTCACTCTCAGTTTGATGATATTAAAAATACGGCAAAAGAAAGCGCAACTGAGATCATGGGCGTATTTGCTGAAGGAACATTAAACGGCTACAATAAAGAGGGTGCCAGGCAAGATCAAGCGGTATTAGATTATAACGAGGCAAATCCATTTATTCAATCACCTGAGGCTGGTAAGGGAAATGCGGGTAATGGAAATGCAGGAGCAAGTTTAGATCTGGGTGGTTCTCAAAACGGTGGCAACGGTCGTGTAATTAACATGAATTTAGAGATAAAAAATATCTTCAACGTAGCAGATGGCAAGCTTGCCGATTTGGAACGTATGGCAGATAGTATTATAGGTATAGTAGTAGATAAATTAAGAGATAGTGCGATAGCAACAGGATAATGTCAGGATTTAAATTTACAACCGCTAGGAGCGATCAATTTAATACAAATGAGGAATCTCGTTATTCTCGATATGGTGCTCCAGTAAAGTTTGCTATCACATTTGAAGGTGGTAATTATCTTGTTTATGATAGTCAAGGGAAGCTTTTAAGAAAGCGTTATAACTCCTTTTTAATACCACTTACTGCTGTCACGTCATTTAGAAGATCTACTCGTAGAACTCGTGTTTTAGAAACCACAGAGCAATATCTTCCTACTTCATGGGTGATAGATATTCAAGGGGTGATGTTTAATGATGAGTCTAGAACAGAGAATAGTAGAGCTGATGAGCAAAAAAGACAGCTTATGCTGTGGGATAATATTGCTGACACCATTCTAATAAGCGGTAAAGGATTTGAAGAACTAGACATAAGTGAAATTGAGATTACATATATAAATATAGGTCAGTATGTTGGTAAGGAAAACACCATACCTTTTTCCATACGCGCTGAGTCACACATACCTTACGAGGTGCAATCAGGTACAGGAAATGGTTAAAGCGATGAACGCACGTATTACAATTATTGCTCCAAATGCTGAGCCACTAGTTTTAAGGAAGCTTGATAGTGTTCATATAGAAAAGAGCTGGCGCAACCTTACTGATACAGCAGTAATTACTATGCCTAGAGCTCTTACGTTATTTGAAGGTAAAAAGGTTAGAGATGTTTTTCCAACAGGATCAACTATCGACATAGAGCTGGGAACAAATATGAACTATGTTTCTAAGTTCAAAGGTTACATCACAGCAGTAAGTGATGAGATCCCTTTAACTATTTCTTGTGAAGATGAGATGTGGAAATTGAAAAGTGAAGCGGTAAATGTGGTAACTAAAAGCACTTACTTACCTGATTTTATAGCCAGTATTACTAAGGCGGTTATCAAGGTAATAGCACCTTACGAGCTTGGTGCTTTTAGATATGCAAAAACGACTACGGCAAAAGTGCTGGAGAACCTTCAAAAGAAGTTGAATTTGTATAGTTACTTTGACAATGGTAAACTGGTAGTAGGGGAAATATATGCTGATGATAATGAAAAGGATGCTTTAGAATTTGATCTAGATCTTGCAACAGATGGAGGTAATAACCTGTCGTTTGAAGATCGTGAAAAATCACCAGTAAAGATTATCGCGGTAAGCACTTTAAAAGATGGAAGTAAGATAGAAGTTAGTGTAGGAGATCCTGAAGGTATAGAGCAACGCACCGCTCATTATAACATTACTTCTAAGGAGCTGCTTAAAAAGCTGGCTGAGGAAGATTTAAGAAAATTTAATGTAAGCCGGTATGTAGGTTCTTTTGAAACTTATGGAGATTTTGAAGCAGATCACGGCAGTAAAGTAACACTAAAGAGTACTATTTATGAACAGGAGATAAGCGGCACTTACTACGTGGATAAGGTAATCATAGACTTTGACAGTTCTCCGAAGTACAGAGTAAAGGTAGGACTAGATGAATTAGTAAGATGAAGGGAAATAAAGGAAGTAACATAGAAGCTTTTAAAGAGCTGCTTTATAAAAACACTGACGAGGCAATCCCTATGATATTGCGACGTGTTAAAGTTACTGAGGTGAACTGGGAAGAGAAGACTATGACAGCAATTGATTTGTTGGATAATCTGGAACATTTAGAAGTGCGATTAGGAATGGGATCGGTAATTAGAAGACCAGCGATAGAAAGTCTAGCTCTGATAGCGATTATAGGTAAAGAAGATGTAGACACCATAATGATAGATTGTGATGTTCTCGAGCAAATAGAATTAACAGATCAAACGGGATTTAAAGTTGATTTAAACGCAGGTCAAATGACGGTCAATGGCGACTCTTTCTCGGGAATAGTAAAAGCACCAGAACTGAAAGAACAAATTGATAAGAATACTAAAATACTCGAATTGATACAACAAGTATTTAATAGCTGGACACCGATACCAGAAGATGGTGGTGGTGCTTTAAAATCTCTAGTGAATCAGTTTACAAGTTTGCAGCGTGCCGACTTGAGTAATATAGAAAATCAAGTGATCAAGCATGGCTAAGGACTTCTTAACAGATAATGATGGCAACCTTCTTATTAAGAATGGTGATTTTGTGATAGGTGATAGTGAACAGCAAGAGGTTGCTGAGATACTAGAGTCGCATCCCGGTGAATGGAAAGAAGATCCCATTATAGGAGCCGCACTTACTAGAATGATTAAGACGAAGTATGATGCTGGCCGTATGAGTAGTGAAATTAAAAAACAACTTGCAAGAGATGGTAAGGATTATGAAGATTACAAGGAGTTTATCAATTTGAGAATAAGTGAAATATGGTAGAGTTATTTAAAGATTACATAGGTGAAATCCTTGTGGCACTGGTTGGTGGTATTATTGCTTATTTAACAAATAGAACTGGCCGTAAAGCCGCTGCAAAAGAATTAGTGTCTAAAGATGTTGAGATCGAAAAGTTAAAAATCAATAATAGCAATCAGATAATGGAGCAGTATCAAAAGGCTCTAGATGATCTTGAGATGAGATATGAAAAGAAACACACTTATTTAGAAAAAGATTATTTAAGAAGAATAGCAGATTTAAAAGAGGATTACGAGCGCAGGATCAAATTTATAAATGAAACTAACGACCAGCGTTATACTTCGCTTTCGCGAAAGTATGATAAGCTTAAAAGTGATTTTAATACCTATAAAATAAAACACCAGTAATGATCACAGTTCAACATAATCAGTCTTTATTGGACATCGCGATTCAAGAGTATGGAAGTGCTCATGCTGCTGTGTTGATTGCTATTGAGAATGGTTTGAACCTTTCAGATGATTTAATTAATGGTAGGGAATTTATTGAAGTTGATTTAGTTTATAGCGTAAATGTTTTAGATATATCAAAAAATATAATCAAAAACGATCAGGAAGTTTATAGTCTTTATCACAATCAAAGTTTATTTGATACAGCGATTCAATATAAAGGAAGTGCGCTCGCAGCTATTCAAATAGCTATTAAGAATGGGATTTCACTATCTGATGATTTATTAGTTGAAAAATCTATAGATCATACTGAAGTACCTGTATTTAGCAGATCAATAATTAAAAACTTTGAGCGTAACGGTGTTATTCCTTCTACTGGTAAAACTATAAATATAGCGACCATATTAACTGGAGTATATGAAACTGGAGTATATGAACAAAATGTATATCAATAATGGCAGTACATAAGAGAATACCCAAAGGGAGACCACTAACAGCGGTAGAACATGATGAGAATGTGGATGCTTTTGTTTTAAAACCCCGCATCCTAAACAGCACCATAGGAGCTTCTTACACCTTACAAGAAAGCTTGCACCTTGCGGCTATTTCTTACACGGGTAGTAACGCTATTGTAGTAACGCTACAAGATGATCCTAATTTAATGAAAAGCGGCTTTACCAGCGATCATTTTATTGACGGCAGCTGTGCGGTAACTTTTGCTTACGATGATACAAAGGTGACGGTTAAAAATCACGTCACTGCAGACGGTGTCATCACATTAAGAAAAGCAAGCGACGAGCCCTCAAAGGGTGGCTGTGTGGTGCGTTATATAGGTTTTGACATAGGTACATTGAGAATGGTGTATAGAATTTTTGGAGCGATAGATTATGTTTAGTTGCATGCCTGCAAGTGCAGCGAGTGCTAACATTATTCCTTTAGATAATTTTATTAGTTATTGGAAATTTGATGGAAACTCAAATGACAGTGTTGGGAGCAACAATGGAACGCCTACCTCTATAACTTACCCTAGTGGTTTAATCGGACAAGCTGCCGACTTTAACGGTACGACATCAAATGTGGTCGTTCCAGATGCAAATGATTTAAGCTTCGGAAATGGCACAAGCGATGTGGATTTTTCTACAATCACATTAATAAAATTTGATGATTTAAGCAATAATCCTAGACTTTTTACAAAAATAAAAGCGGACGCTTTTCAGTTTGAATATATAGCTTTACCTGTTAACGGAAAGTTTAATTTTATAAATTATGATACTGACAACAATAAACAGATAAGAACAGAAAATGACGTAGTTATTCCTTTATCTGAATGGATAGTAATAACACAGACATACGAGGCAAGCACTAAGACATTAAAAACTTATCAAAACACAGCAATTAATAATGTCAATTTAAATCAAGGAGCTTATACATCTATGATAAATACTACCGCTCCTTTGGTTATTGGAAAAGATGGTAGAAGCGCGTTTGTAAATAATTTAGATGGTCAAATTAACGCTCTTTCTTTTTTAAATGTAAAGCTAAGCGAGGGGCAAGTAGCGTATGCGGTAGATAGATATTTAACAGCTAACGAACATTTAATATAAAAATCATGGCACAAATTAAAATAAAAACTACAGAACCAATAAGTTACAGCCAGTGGATCGCACAGGCGGGACGCTTTAATAAACCCGGAGAAAGCTTTGTGAATAACCCTATGCCTATAAAGGTAGCAGATACAAACGACGACCGTTTTGCGACTATCGAGATCTCTTGGGACAAACCTTTAGAAGATGGTTTTCGCGGGGTAATCACTTACCGACAGCATTATGCAGTCATTGAAACGACACAAGACTACGATGATGACATGATCACACCGATAGGGGAGCCTTATGAAAAAGAGGTGATCAAATCGCATCAAATGGTAAAGTATAACATGGCAATGAGTGCCTCTCAAATGAACGCTTTAATAGGTGCTGCGATGCCTAGTGTACCTGTAGAGATTACTGGATTTTTTGATAGGCTTATTTATTGCATAGGAATCATTTCTATTGCAAATGCAGAAAGCCACAACACTTTTAATCTAGGGTCTGGCAAATTAATAATAGAGTTATGATATCGGTCCTAAAATACATAGCGTCCAGGATTTCTATCGGCGGTTTTACCAATAAAGATGCCTGGAGAAAGCAGCCGTTTGCACATCTCGATTATGGTACACTGGAGAACCATAAAAAACTTCTTATAGATAAAATGCTTACTGCTGGAATGGAAGGCTTTATCATCAAGTTAATGAATGATGCCTTTATATATTTTAGTAAACACCCGGAGCAATACGACGGCGTGAGCGGGGACGTAGAGCTGCATAAAGTGGGTGATTTTTTCTATGATATCTCTGGTGTATTGCACGACTATTTGGACGCGATAAATTACACCTACACCTTGAAAAATTTAAAGTCGGCTGATGTATTACTTTCTAAAGTGATGATGCAACTAGGCGACCCCAGATTGCATCATGACAAGCGAGTGAGTTTATTAAGAATAGTAAGGCCATTAAGATATTTATGGTCCAAAGAAAGAAGAATATCAAGCGAGAGGCCGCGTCTTGCTACTATTATACAGATAGATTCTTATGCCTATGGGCATGTCATTAGCTATTTACCGCTGTATAAATATGGTGCAATAGCAGTTGTATTACTTGCCATCATTCTATCGCATCCACTGTTATGGATGGTTATAAAACTGTTTTAAATCCGCTTTCGCGAAAGCATAATAAAAATAAATAATAAGTCATGGCAAGGACATTAAAAGAAATACAGCTATCCATGCTGGAGATAAAAAACCAAGATCCAGAACTCAATGCACTTGAAGTTTTAACTGATGATGAGCAATCTTCATTAGTCAACTTAACAAGTGATAGCCGTGTGTCTATATGGAGACGTTTTTTGTACATGATTGCTTTAACGATCTTCTTTTTTGAAGTACTTATGGACGAATATGAAAGGCGTGTTTATAAGGTAGTAGACGAGCAGCGTGTCCATACGATTTTATGGTATCAAGATCTTGTTCTAAAATACCAACACGGTGCTGTTTATGATTCCTTAGGTAATTATGATAATACTGCTCTAACAGACGCACAGGTAGATACTATGAAGGTATTTAAACATGCTGCTATTACTAGAACTATAAATAATAATGCAGTTCTATTGCGCGCTAAAGTAGCTGGTGAGGTTAATGGTAGTTTTACTCCTGCTACAGCTGCTCAAGTAATCGCTGCTAAAGTTTACTTTTCTGATCAAGCAGATGCTGGTACGCTCACAACGATCACCACTGGAGAAGGTGACGACTTATTGTTAGAGATGGATATCTATTTTGATCCTACAATATTAGACAGTGATGGAAAAAGACTGGACGGTGAAAATGATACTCCGGTAATGGATGCAACTAATCAATATTTAAGACTTAAGGAGCTCAATGATTCTTATGTAAAAGGGGATCACGAAGCTGCCTTGAGAGCTGTAGAAGGAATACGTATTGCTGAAATAACTAAAGCGGCAACAAAGTATGCGCAGTACGATTATACCACTGCTAACATTTCAAACGCTGGAGAAATTAAACAAGTAAGAGTAGCTGATAGTGGTTACTTTATAGTAGACAACGCCGTTTTATCTATCACTTATATACCAGAGAGCAATGTTTAACAATGACTATTTTAAGATAGGTTTACAAATCTTGCGCCCTAAGCATAGGGAAACCAACCAGCGTGGTGTCGTTAAGTATTTAACGGGACCTTTAAACTTCTTAAATAGTCGTTTTTTTATATTTCGCCAGAGTATAGATTATATACAACTGCATGATAGTAGAAAGATCCACATTGAAAAAGTTCTTAATGACAAATTTGATAATGTATCTCGTAGAATTTTTATAGATAACGTAGTTCCAGAGGGTATTTTATTCTTTTACAATGCTGGAGAAGACCGACCAGTTTTTCACTATGATACCTTTGATGATCAACCGGTGCATTATTATCAAACTTCTTCTATAGATGTAAGTAATGTCAATTTTATAGTAAATCTACCACTTGCGATCCAGCCGAGTCAGCAAAGTGAGCTGGTAAAATTAGAGATCAAAATTAATACACAAGTAGACCGTTACAAGGTAGCTTCAAAAACACATAAACTATTATGGATAAATTAATGACATCAGACACAGGCTTTCCTGGTACTACAGAAACATTTGATAGAATCAATGAGATGGCTAAACAACCAACAGAAGCACTTGCACTAGCTATGGGTGATCTTACCATCATAAGTGGTGTGGTAGATGATGGTACAAATATTACTGACGGCTACGTTATAATAGATAATGAGTTACTTCCATTTGAAGGTGCTGCTACACAAACCAATGTGGAGATAATAGAAATCATCACTGAGGCTTTCTATGATAATAATACAACAGTAGAGCTGCCTATATATAAAAAGCGTTTTGCAAGGCCAGCAGCTGGAGGCTCTTATCTTCTTGAAGACTTCAAAAGAATAAATAAGCTTCATAATACTGTTAGTATTAAAACTTTAGGAACTTTTTTTGTTGTTAAAGGTGCTGGAGTAGCAACTGGTGCTAATATTGTTTGGACTGGACAGATAATAGATGTTACACGTATAGTTGAGAATCAAAACAGATCAATTATAAGAGTTACTATACCTAATAGAACAAAAAAGTATATTCCTATAGTTTTAGGTATAAACACAGCTACTTACGCTGGTGTTTATCCTGTTGAAGTTAATAATATAATGAATAACCAGTTTGACATTTTAGTAACGAAAGATGTTGATGAGCATTTCAGAAAAGAATGGGAACTAAATATAATTGAATAATGAAATATTTACTTAAATCAGTAGACACAAAGGTTAAAGCTATTATAGCCCTTAATGATACACAAGAAACTCCTTCAGGATATATTACACTTACACAGCCTGAGTACGATCTAGGACTTGCCGCGCAAAAAAAAGATAAACTTATTTTATGGGATAGTACTGCAAGAACCTTCTCAACAGATCAAACTACTATTGATGCAGCTTTAGCCTCTGGCTTGAAGCAAATTCAATTAGATGAATTAAGAGCTCTAAGCTCTGATATTGATCTTTATACTAGATTGTCTGAGAGTGCTAAGGTAAGTGCTTTACAGGAAGATTTTGACGCTTTGAAGACGGCATATCAAAGTTAGATAAAAGTCCTCAGCTCATAGTTCGTCGCCAAACAAAACTTAGATAAATGCACACGCACACTGAGGACAGTAATGTCTTTAGTAACACGTGTGCATTCGTTTTGTTTGGCATCACAAATATACAATTATGACGACTATGAATAAGTATCATTCCACACTAAAGAAGATCCTAGACAAAGGAAGAGTACAGAACAATAAAAAAGGTGACATTACCTATTTGACTAATGAGAAATTGATTCTCAAGCCAGTTGATTTACTTGAATTGTTTGAAGGACGACAAATGCCGCGTAAGAAGCTCAAGGATGAGTTAGATCTATTTATGGCTGGTGAACGTCTCACAGAGAGCTATAGAGAGTCAGGTATAACATGGTGGGACTATTGTGGTCCTATATTAATAAATTCCTATCCTACATATCTAGAACAATTGCCACCATTGATATCTAAAATCAATAAAGAGAAACGCAATAGTAAGAACTATGTGCTATTCTTAGGTGCAAACAATGCTGAGAGCAGCCAGCAACCATGCCTAAGTCTTATCCAGTTTCAGATAGTGGATGGTAAGTTGGTACTTACAGCTTATCAAAGAAGCTCAGATGCTAGTCTAGGCCTTCCAGCAGATATATATCATTTGTATTTGATAAGTAGGCAGATAGATGTGCCGATAAAGTCAATCACCTTGTTTCTAGGCAACGTACACATATATCAAAACAACCTTAAGGGAACTAAGAAGCTGCTAAAAGGGAAAGAAGTAAGGTTTAATCTTAATGTTTAAACTACATTTGAATCCAGTTTAAATGAAAAATTGTGTACAATTCTATTTGCATTTGTGTACAATTCTATTTTCCGATTATACTAGTAGTGCAGAATTCTTTCTTTAAAACGTTTTTACAGCAATAACTTCCTTTTGGGGCTTCGGTATTATTTAGATGAACTGTTTAATAAGGTCTATTAGGTGTTTTTAAAGAGGTAAAGAAAAAGGTGGCATTTAGGTTTTAATTGCAGAATAATTTATACATTGATCTCTAATTACCAAATTGATAAAAAATTATGAGCAAAATTACATTTATAATATGCATCCTTTTTACCTCCTTAGGGTTTGCGCAATTATTAGAAGATTTTGAAGGACCAATATTTCCAATAAGAAGCGCAGCAAATGGAGCGCCAGTACCTACTATCGTGGCAGATCCAGGACCAGGAGGAGTGAACGGTGATGTTCTTGAA